GAAAGTCCGGTCGTCGAAGAAATCATAGAAGAACCGATGGATGATAGTGATATTCGTGCCTATTATCCTAATGCGAAAATCATGCGGTATAGCGATTTGAAGGATTATAAGACCATTCAGCAACTCTTACCGAAGGATAAGTCATATGTATTTTTGTTATATCAGCACGCCCCGAACAACGGTCATTGGGTCCTCGTGATGCGTTATGGAAATACAATAGAGTATTTTTGTTCTTATGGAAGCAAAATAGATGAACCCTTGAAGTGGGTAAATCCGCAACGGAGGGTGATGTTGGGTGAAGCGACGCCGTATTTATCCAACTTGCTAAATAAGGCGAAAGGTGAGTTTAACGCAATTTATAATCCCGTTGCTTATCAAGCAAAAGGAAATGATAAGGCGACTTGTGGTGCGCACGATGTGATGCGATTATCGCAGATGCTAAATCACGGTCAGGACCTTACCGATTATTATGATTATATGACGAAGATTAAGAAAGAAAGCGGATTGAGTTATGATGAGATCGTCGCTAATTTTGTGTCTAAAAGATAATACACCGTTATTATATAGATGCGTTTATTTAGACGATTGCGATTGTGGTGGAACGGTTTTTGGGGCATGGAGGGGGCGGGATAGTCGCCATAATGATCTTGCTTCGGTAAGTGTAGCGATTTGATGTTGTACTCTTATCACAAAGGGATAAGTAAATACTTGTTGAACGATGGATTTGATGACAGGCATTATATTATATTGTATAGAATATTTTATAATACTTTTATGTGGTGTGGTGGTGGTGGCGATGGTATTTTCATTTCATTTTCAAAAAAAATCATCTAACATAACAAAGCATTTGATTATTCAATCTTGTTCTTTTCATAAAACTCTTTATTCATTTCCATCCCGATATAATTGCGACCGAGTTCTAATGACGCTCGACCGCTATTAAATGAACCTGCTGTTGGATCAAGCACGGTGTCTCCTTCGTTGCTATATCTCTCAATCAACCATTTCAGTAAATCAATCGGTTTAGTTGTGGGGTGGCGTTTATCTTGTTTCATATTAAAATGAATGACGGATATGGGGCATCGTTTTCCATCTTCAACCACTCGTGTTTCAGCATGAACGTTTCCAGCATATATCCCTGTTTTTATTCGTTGTGGTGATCTTATTGACCCTCTCTTATCGGGTGTATCATTCTTTATCATTTTGTAGAATGACCCCTTTTTTGAAAATACATATATCATTTCGTGCGCTGCTATCGGTTTCTGTTTCGCAGTAAGGAAGCCGACCCCCCTGTTCTTCGCCCATACAATATCATAACGGAACCATGAAGGGTTGCTCGTGATTAAATCAACACCGAATTTCGTATTACAAAACATAAGAACTGGTGTCTTATCATTCTTACATAACCGTTTCACTTGCGTCCAAAACTCGGTGAGGTCTATCGGTTTATCCCACGGGCAAGTAAGGAACTTCACGGCACTCGGTCCTGTAGCAACCCCATTCTCCATACGGAGCAATTTATTCGGTCGTCCTGTCGCAGTTCCTAATATCCCATAAGGCAAATCGCATAAGAATAAATCCACCGACTTATCTGGTAGGTCTTTCATCAATTCAAGGCAGTCGCCATTCAAGCAAGTCGCCGTCATTTCATATATAATATATCCCTAAATTAATAATCTAAATCCAACGGATTATTAATTCAAATGCTTTGTTATGTTAGGAAAAATCCGTGGAAAAATATGTTGAAAAAGCGTCGCCACCACCACCACCGCCACAGCTCCGCTTCGCTCCGCTAGTCACTATCACTATAATCCCACTCTTCGCTCGAACTATCCTCACGCCAGTCCCCTTTACCTTTCTTCAAGGTAGCATCACGCCGTTTTTTCGCTTGATGTTCTTCGTCGTCACTCTCACCGTCCTCAGCGAGTAGCCATAAATTTCGCTCGGTCATAGCGAGTTGCGGGTAGTTCTTAAAAATACAACACCACCGACTTTTGAGTTTCTTGATCGCCTTGATCTCGTGATTATCAAAACCAACATACTCTTTCAATAAATAATTAATACCCTTCATAGACCCGCTGTGCGGAAAATAGACGATTTCGTGCGCTTCGTTTAGAACACGACGCGTGTCTTTACCGGCGGTCGGCAAATGGTTCGTAATAATACAATAAGTCTTAAAATGGCGACCAACCTCTAATACCGAATTCAAAGTCGCTATAACCGCTTCACGGATCTTCTTATCGCTAATCACATCAATATCATCAAATATCACGAGTGCGTCTTCAAAGTCGGCGCTTGTAAGTTTATCGGTGATGAGTGCGGGTGATAATTTAATGCGTTTTACACCGTGTTTATCTAACACCTCATCTTCGCTCAAGGCGGAAAAAAGGTAGATGTCGCCACCCTTGAACTTCTTTTTGTACTCCTTGATATAATTGCTCGTAAATGTAGATTTACCCGAACCTGATGGACCGCAAATGTAAATAATCTCACGCTCTTTTGTAGTGTTCGGCACGAGTTGGAACTTGCTCCCTTGCGGTAGTTCTATATGTTTATATGTTCGTTTTTGTCCCTCTTCTTCTTGCGGGGCGACGCTCACGATTTTATTGGCGAGTTGTCCCCCTTCTATTTTTGCTAATGGACGACCGACCTTATCAAAATTTAATGTAGAACTCATGTCTTCGTTTAATTTATGGCAAGAAAAAATCTAATGTGGTAAGACGCTCTTATTGCTTTTCAACCATTCACGCGTCTCTGCTTCAATCTCTTTATCCAGTTTTGCGCTGATCTTCTTCACCTGTGCGAGTGTATCAATCTTCGTCCCGAGGGTATTTCCTAAATCATCAAGATTAACCCGTATCTTTTTCTCGAGGTCACGATCGTCGGGGCGATGCTCTGCGAGTAATTCAATCGCCTTTAGATTGCTTGATGCTTTATATTTCTGTCCCGTCGCACTATTAAATAACTGCGACAATTGGACTAACTTCTCCTTCTGTCCTTTCAAACGGTAAATAGAATACATTCGTTTTAATGACTTATATATTTTTCCCTCCCCCTTATAATATTCGTAGTCTTTCTTGATCTTCTTGACAAGATCTTCAATCGGGGGCATTCCGCTAAATGAATAGATGATGGATAATTCGGTGAGTTCGTTCGTCTCTCGAACAAATACAACATAATCAATCTTGATAAAATCCAATCCGCTCGGTTCGCCGACTGCTCTTACAAACTGCTCCTTACTGAACCACGGCTCAAAAAACTTCTTCTTATCTCCATTTTTCCGCTGGACTTTCAATTCAATAAAAGTCATTTCGTTCGTCGCCGCCGCCCGTTTTAGAATGCGTTCTAATTCTGCGAACATCCGCCCCGCATCACGATCGCCGGCGATGCTTGAAAAAAAATCAAAATCACTCGGGTATTTTTGAACTGCTTGCGACCCTGTTCCTAACAATTCAATTTCATTATCACCCCATTTCAACGCCTTCGTAAAAATACGAAGTTCCTGACCTTGTTGTTTTTTTTGTGTTATATCCATTATTATAACACAAATACAAAAATTTTCATACTTTCGCTCACTTATCGTAAGTCTTGTAAGTGACCTTCTTCATCTTACCAGTATTCACCTTGTAGTTCTCGTTGCGAACACGGAAGGGGTTCGGGTTCTCGTCTAAATCCACGGGCTTCTCCTCCTCCTCTTCATGACCCGCCTGTGCTGCTTCAATTGGCTCTTCATGTCGTCCATAGGCAAAATCGTCCTTGTCGTCATAACCGTCATTCACACCCTTATAATGATAATCGTGACTGACGGCGAATGGATTAATCATATTCAGGCGTCTCTTAAGCGAACCATAACCGCCCATCTCACCGAACATATCGTCATCGCCATCAACACCATAACCCGTGCGAACAACTTCACCGCGGGGCTGGACGACGTACTCCTTCGGCAAATACACGCCTCCTGACATTCCACGACCGATTTCACCCGCCATACGAAGAACCTGAAAAGTCCCGATCTCCGCATCTGGATTAACCATACCTAATCCACCTTGCGCCACATAAGGCACGCGATCTTGACGAATATATCCGCCCTGTCGCTCACCGAGTTCTTGCTCCATCTCCCATGCGAATTTCGGGCGATGATGCGAACCGTATCCATAACTAACGGGGGGTGCTGCTGAATTAAGTTGCTGGGCTGGAACAAAATCCAATTCACGACCTTCGCGCGAAAAATAGCGACGACCACCGCTCATACCTGCGCCCTCCTGTCCCTCCTGACCTTGCGCGCCCGGTTCAAAAAACTCTGGGTCTAACAATACGGGAGGCACGGCTTCGCCTGCTTCGCCTGCTTCGGGCTGTCTCGGTCTGCGTGGTGCTTTTGTTTTCGTAGCGTTATAACGCGTGATGGCTCTCCTGATGTTCGTATTATAAGACACATTCAATCCTGCTTCTTCAAGTATTCGCCTTATTCCCGCAAGAGGACGCCATCTTTCACCGCCGAATTCACCCCTCCCACTATCGCTTGTTGGTAGTTTAAGGGTTGGAGGATAATCATTCTCTCCAACAAAACGCCGAACTGCTTCATCAATATCATTTTCGGTCGCTTCGGCAGGTCCTTCATCACGCCCCGGTCCCTCCTCTTGGCGCCCTGGTGGCTCCAATACTTCGCGTGTCTGTCGCCAGTTATTATAAAACTCCAAAGTATCTCTGGCGGTCGCGTATAAATCGTAAAGGAACCGCTCCACTTCTGCTTGATTTCCTAACGCGTCCATTCTAGCCTGCGCCTGTGGGGGGGTCATACCCGCAAGATCACGCCCCAACCCAAAATACGGTCTCAAAGGTACGAGTTCTTGTTCGCTCATTCGTTGAACCTCGGGCACGGATGGTGGTATTCTTAAGGGCATGTCGGGATTGGCACCGACGCCGCGCGCCCATGCTCTAATAATCTGGAACTGCTGTGCTTGTCGCGGATCTAATGTCATATCGCCTGCTGGATTAAAAGGGTCTTGAAGTGCGAGTTCTTGTTGTTGCGCCGCCTGCGCCGCTTGTGCGCTATCAGCCATCGCGATTGCTTGCTGTGCTTGTTGAACTGCTAATGATGGCTGTGGTGCGCCGGGTGGTGGAGGATTAACTTGGAACTTCGCCGACACATTATTCTCCATCGTGTATTCTCCAACATCTCGCGCGGATAATGGACGAAAAATACCTGCTTGGATATTATCCGCCGCCAACATCAATAGCGAATACATGTCTCGTAATTCGTTGCGAACGGTGTCATAGACTTTAGCCTGTCGTGATGCTGGTTGTCTCGGTCGCCCCCTTTCTGGTGCTGGAAGACCGACGAATAAATCGGGATATCTCGCCGCAAGCGCCCTCATCTGGTCCATAAGGGGTATAAAATAGGAGGAGTACATTCTATCGCGAACACGATTATCCTGCTGAATATCCTTGAAAAATAGACTAACATAGGCAACCATTTCGTTATATGCTTGAACGAACTCCGCCTTACTCGCCAACATCGTCAGCAACGCTGCTTGCTTCGTTGTTCCTTTCAGTTGATCTAAATCGGTGAAGGGTGTTGCTTCCACTTGCGCGAATAAATCGTTCTTCTGTGATAAGATCTGCGCGACCTTACTCAAGTAAGTCTGGAGTTTAAATGCTGCGCCTGCGTCCTTCGCATCAATCGGTTTAATGCTTTCGCTCTCGCTCTGGACTTGTCGTTTCTCGTTTTCAAAGACCTTTCGCTGTTGATCGCGATTGTAGTTTCGCACCTCATTCATTTCACGAACACGAACAACATTCGGCACTTTATTCGGCACGGCACGGTTCGCCATAAATCGCTGACCGCCAACAGCATTCTTCGTCTGCGTCACGCCCTTCTTCAATAATGGTTCTTGCGCTCCACTTCCTCCAAGATGCTTCATAAACGCTGAACCCAATTCGGGTAAGAGGGAACTCGTTGCGCTCCATGCTAAATCACCGAGTTTTTCAAGACCGCTGCGATTTGCTAATCTCTGTCGCTCCTTCTCTGCTTCTTCTGCTTTCTTCTGCGCTGCTTGCGTCCCGAATAAATCAAAATGGTCGGCAACCGCCCCCGCAGTATTCGCAAGGTCATCAAAAAACCCCTTACCTTGTTTTTTTAGTTTATGCTTCGGCATCACTTTTTATGCTTTATAATTATAACAAAGAATAAAAAATTATCACTTATCCCTAAATGAATTATAATAGGGCAATAAAAGGGGCGGCGGCGGAAGCAACCTTTCCAAGATCATCCCAAAAGTCGCCACCGCTCATACCCTTACCTTTCTTCTTGCGAATAGACGCCATATAGGCTTTCGCTTCGGGCGAACCCTTCACAAGGCGCGCACGCTTTCCTCCGCTCTGTCCGCACCCGACGCCACGACCGCCACTCTGTCCCATACCTGAAAAGATGTCGCCCATCGCGTCCGCCATCGCCATATTTCCCTCATAAGATAATTGACCGCCACTCTGTCCCATACCCATCTTCATATTTTTTGCGCTGCTGTTCGCAAGACCCTCATCACCGCCGGAGTACCCCGCCCCAGCCATCATCGTCGTTCCATACATTTCGGGTTTTAATTTTAATCGGTGTGATTTTCCACCCGACATACCGCCACCTGACCCGACATTTGATTTACCAGCTGTATCCGCCATTTGACCGTAAGAATAT